TTTCTACTGCTGTTGTTTTGATTAACTTAATATTGAATGGTCGTATCGGTGCTGCATTCACGGGTGGCGGCGCACAGGCAACATTTATTTCTCCGCAACAAATTGCTAATGGTTTTACATCTTCATTGGCGCAGGTGGCGGTTAATGGAACAAGCGGAACAGGTTCAACCATTACAGGTGGAGAATCATTGGCGGCGGCTTACGTCAATACAGGCTTGACAACTCTGGATTTAACCAACGTACGTGATTTGGGTAACTCAATTTTGGGCGGTGGTGCGAACAATACAGTACCAACGACTCAGGCTGGTTTGTATCCTGATGGTCCTGATATTCTTTACGTGGTCGCTACAACAACAGGTGCGGCAGCTATGCAGGCTCGTATATCTTGGAAAGAAGCACAGGCTTAACATGCCAAGCAAATCCCCCGCTCAACATCGGCTTATGGAAGCAGCCGCCCACACAAAGGGTGGCTTCGGCGGCGTTTCACAAAAAGTCGGGAAAGAATTCGTTTCTGCTGACAAAAATATGAAAGTGGGTGGTCTTTATGCAAACATTCATGCAAAGCGTGAACGCATCGCTGAAGGATCTGGCGAACGCATGCGCAAGGTTGGCAGCAAGGGTGCGCCAACAGCCGACGCTTTCCGACAGTCCGCTAAAACCGCTAAGAAAATGGCTAGTGGCGGTCCAAGTCTATCTGTCGGAAGGGGTGAAAAACTACCAACAAAGGAAGGGGCGGGGCTAACCGCTAAAGGGCGGGCCAAGGCGAATCGTGCGACGGGAAGTCACTTGCAAGCGCCAGCTCCACACCCAAAAACCGAAAAAGATTCCAATCGTAAAAAGTCATTCTGCGCTAGAATGAGCGGTGTCGTCCAACATGCAAAGGGCGACGCTCCCCGAGCTAAGGCTTCTCTGGCTCGCTGGAATTGCAAAGATGGCGGAGCTGTGAAGAAGTATGACATAAAGGGGTGGTAATGGCTACGAGCGGGACTGTTGGTTCAACTGTTATCACTGTTCAAAATTTGATCGACAGTGGCGCTCGCAGAGCTGGCAAGCTCGCAGAGGAGCTTACAGTCGAACAGATGCAAGCCTCGAAGCAGAGCTTGTACTATTTGCTTTCCAACTTGGTCAATCGGGGCATCCAATAATGGTGCATCCAAAAGGTTGTTTACGGTTTAATCCCTGACAAATACATTTACAGCCTCCCTGTTGGGGTGAATGACGTCCTGAATGCTAATTACCGAACTGTCACACAGAACACGACAGGCGGCTACAGCTCCTCGGGCACTGCGGCGTACGCTTTTGACGGGCTTTATACCAATGTTTGCCAGCTTACAACCAACACAGGCTACATAGGTATAAGCAATGGCTCTGGAAGCCCTGTATACATTGGCACAGTGGGTATTCTACCAGCTATTTCTGGCTCGGTTACGATTTCCATCCAGTATTCTCAAGACAACATCACTTGGGTTGACGCTTATGCTCCAGGAGCTGTTACTTGGACAGCGGGGACTTGGCTCTATTATGACCTAGACCCCTCTGCTAATGCACCTTACTGGCGCGTGAAACAATCCTCTGGCGCAAACATGGGTGTTTACCAAGTTGTTTTCGGCTCTAACGCGACTGAGATCCCGATGGCGCGGATGAACCGCGACGACTACACCAATCTCCCGAACAAAAATTTCACCAACAACTATCCGTTGCAGTATTGGTTGGATCGTACAATCCCGCAAGCGACAATGTACCTCTGGCCAGCCCCAGCAATTTATTCCCCACAAGTGGTGGCTTGGTGCTCGTACTACGTTCAAGATGTTGGCGATTTATCAGGCTCTATCCAAATTCCACAGCGCTGGTACTTGGCGATTCAAAACATGCTTGCGCACCAGATGGCGATGGAACTGCCTGGAGTCGCACCAGACAGGATCGCTTACTGTGAGCTTCAGTCTGAAAAGTATTGGGCTCAAGCCGAGCAAGAAGAGCGCGACAAGTCGCCGATTTATTTTGCACCTAATATAAGCCCGTACACAAGATGAGCGCTTGGCTAGACACACTTGGCAACTCTGTGCTATCGATCGCGGTCTGCGATCGTTGCAAGATGAAGCGTGCCTATTCTGACATCACTCAAGACGGAAACATTCCTGGTCTGCGTGTATGCAACCAAGGGTGCAGCGATCAGCGCGACCCCTACAGGTTACCAGCCCGACAGCCTGAAAAAATCTCGTTGCGTTTTCCGCGCCCAGACATTGACATTGCACAAACGCACAACAACATATTGACCGACCCTACTCAGGTCGCAAACCCTACGAGTGGCGGTGGAGAGTTTACAATTACAACAGAAACTCCAATCAACCCGCTGCCTGGAAATCTTGATGGATTGAGCCCATAATGGCGAACTACCAAATTGTCACCCCTGTTTTGCTTGGCCAAGCAGCAGTTACGACGTCTGCGGTCACGATTTACACCGCGCCAAAGTTGACATTGACAGCGATTCAAAACATAATCGTTGTCAATACAACAGGCTCTTCTGCGACTTACAGCATTTACCTAGTTCCGCCTGCAGGAACTGCAGCAACTTCGAATGCGATATTTTACGGCTCAACCTTAGCTGCGAATACGACATTTAGCTTGTCGTGTTTCCAGATTTTATCAGCAGGTTGGACTTTGCAAGTACAGGCTTCAACAACTGGGTTAACTGCTACAGTTAGTGGGAATCAATATGTCTGATGTAAGAATATCCACTCTACCCGCTGCCGGAACCATCACCGGATCCGAGCTTGTCCCTGTCGTGCAAAATGGCACAACGGTGCAAACCACAGTCAGTGCGATTGCGACAAGCCCGACGCAGACTTACACTTACCTCACTGTCAATAGTACAGCAAATTTACCCAATAGTCGTTATTTGGCGGCTGGAAGCGGTTTGTCTTTATCGGACGGAGGTGCGCAAGGCTCTTTGTCGGTAAATACGACTGGTGCTTTGTTGTCTTTGGTTTCTACGGGTGTTGGTATACAAGCAAAAACCAACACCAATACACTTACAAATGTTTCTATAGCGGTGGGGACGGGGCTTTCGATAACCAACGCCAACGGAAGCACTGGCAACCCTACAATTTCTTTAACGGGGATTGTTTCCAACCTAGCTGCTACCACAGGGTCAGGAATCCTTACAGTTAATGGTACAGTGCTTTCGCCAATTTCTATCGTTGGTTCTAGCACGATCGATGTAACTAATGGCTCTGGTGTTGGTGGTAGCCCGACGATTAGCCTCGCTGGATCAGTTACCACCCCAGGAACTTATACACTCGCTACAATAACTGTAGACACGTATGGGCGGATTACCTCTGCTTCGAATGGATCTTCGGGTTATGTTTCTTCTTTCAGTGGTGGTTCCACAGGCTTGACGCCTAGTTCAGCAAGCACTGGCGTTGTTACTTTGAGTGGCACGTTGGCAGTCGCCAATGGTGGAACTGGTGTAACATCTAGCACGGGTTCTGGAAGTGTTGTTTTGCGTAGCAATGCTTCTTTAATAAATCCGAGTTTAGGGACTCCATTTTCTGTAAACCTTGCAAATGCGACTAATCTTCCTTTAACAACGGGTGTTAGCGGGCAATTGCCAGTTGCGAATGGTGGAACAGGAGTAACTACAAGCACTGGGACAGGAAGTGTTGTTTTAAGTGCTAGCCCGACTTTTACAGGCACCCCATTAGCCCCTACCGCTTCAAGCGGAACAAACAATACACAAATTGCCACCACCCAATTTGTAACGAATGCGATCAGTGCTTCTGGCGGCGGAAGTGTTACCACCGTTTCTGTTAATTCTTCGAATGGTTTTGCAGGCTCTGTAACAAACGCCACAAGCACTCCAGCGATTACAATCAGCACAACGATCACTGGCATCATTAAAGGTAACGGAACTTCGATAAGTGCCGCAACCGCTGGGACAGACTATTCGGCTGGTACCAGCGCATTAACGACTGGCCTGTTAAAATCAACCACTGCGACAGGTGCATTGAGCATCGCTTCTGCTGGGACAGACTATTCGGCTGGTACCAGCGCATTAACGACTGGCCTGTTAAAATCAACCACTGCGACAGGTGCATTGAGCATCGCTTCTGCTGGAACGGATTACGCTCCAGCGACCAGTGGTTCTTCCATCCTCTACGGGAATGGTTCTGGTGGATTTAGCTCGGTAACGATAGGTTCTGGTGTGAGTTTCTCGACGGGAACTTTGTCAGCGACTGGCTCTGGCGGAACAGTCACGAGCGTTTCTGTTGTTTCTGCGAATGGGTTTGCCGGAACTGTGGCAACAGCTACAGCTACCCCTGCCATAACCATTAGCACTTCGGTTACGGGAATTCTTAAGGGAGACGGAACAGGCGTAGCTGCTACAACAATTAGCACCCCTCTTAGCTATTCTTCTGGAACACTTAGCATTCCTGTGGCAACAACTTCTGTGAGTGGTTATCTTTCTTCGACAGATTGGACCACCTTCAACGGCAAAGGCTCGGGCACAGTCACCTCTGTGGGCTTTACAGGTGGAATAATCACTGTCGCAACTGCAACATCTACGCCAGCTTTCACTATTGCAGGTACGAGTGGGGGCGTAGTTTATTTTTCCAGCGGGACAACTTGGGCTAGTTCAGCTGCGCTGGCTTCTAATGCGATTGTTTTAGGCGGTGGCGCGGGTGCTGCACCTGCAACTACCACAACTGGCACAGGTGTTGTAACGGCACTTGGCGTAAACACAGGCACTGCCGGTGCGTTTGTTGTTAACGGCGGGGTTTTGGGCACGCCGAGCAGCGGCACAGTCACCAACCTGACGGGAACGGCTTCTATCAACATAAATGGTACGGTCGGTGCCACTACAGCCAGCACAGGTGCATTTACCACTGTAAGCGCCACTGGTGTGATCACCTCAACCTTGGCAACTGGTACAGCGCCATTTACCGTAGCCTCAACTACGCAGGTGGCTAACTTGAGTGTTGCAACAGCAGGGACGGCGACAAACGCAACCAACGTAGCTCTTACAGCTGGTACTGGCGCGACGAATTATTTGACCTTTTCTGCCACAGCGACGGGTAATCAACCCCTTACCACGAACACACTCTTGACTTATAATTACACCAACAATACCCTAACGGCGGGTATAAATGGTGGGACTTTCTAAGGAAAAACCATGGCAGCATCTGGCTACACTCCGATCGTAATTTACAACAGCAGCACAGCTACCAATGTGCCGTCGACGATCACCACTGGCGAGCTTGCCATAAACATCACCGACGGAAAGTTGTTCATCGGTACCGGCACGAACACCTACAAAACGCTTCTCGCACTGGCGAACAATGCTACCTTGACAGCTGCGGGGAGTGTTACTTTCAGTGGTGCATTCACGACAGGTGTGACGGTTACAGCAAACACCACAGTGACGCTTCCGACCTCTGGCACATTGGGTTAC